CAGGGTAAAATGAAATTCGGTCGATGGGTTTTTATTTGCTGCCGGGTGCAGCCAGGGTAAAAAGAAATTCGTTTGGCCGGTTTTCATTTGATATATGGACGGATGAAAACGATCGTTTTTTGATGGTTGAAAAAGATGATGAAAAGGGTTGACTTACGTTTGTTGAAAGGTTAAAAAATAAGTGGTTTTCGTTTGATTTCATTTGATTCTATTTTCATCATGCCATTTTCGGGGAGGAAAACAGTATGACAAAGCAGGCAAAAAAGGAGGCGCCCAAACCCGGTGAGGTCGGCCGAACGATCGGATATCTGCGGGTATCCACGGCCGACCAGGATACCGACAAGTTCAGGGCGGACGTGCTGCAATTCGCCAGTGACAGGGATTTCGGCCGGGTTGAGTTCGTCGCCGAAAAGGTCTCAGGCACGAAACCCTGGCGCGAGCGCGAACTGGGCCAGGTCGTTGACGGCCTGGCAGCAGGCGATCGGTTGGTCGTGCCCGAGTTGTCGCGCCTGGGCAGGTCCACGCTGGAGATCCTGGAAATCATCCAGGTTGCACGGGAGCGCGGCGCTTGCATTTATGCGGTCAAGGGCGGTTGGGAACTGGCGGACAACATCCAGTCCAAGATCATGGTTACCATTATGGCCATGATGGCGGAGATCGAGCGCGACCTCATATCCGAGCGCACCAAGGAAGCGCTGGCAGCCAGGCGCGCGGCGGGTGTCAAGTTGGGGCGGCGGCCGGGGCCTGGCAAGTCCAAGCTCGATGACCATGCCGGTGAGATCCAGGCGCTCTTGGCCAACGGATCGACCAAACGGTTCATCGCCGAGCGGTTTGGCACAAGCGTCCAGAACCTTTCCCACTGGCTCAAGCAGCGGGGCCTTTAAAAAGGTGGCGGCCGGTCGGCTTCCCATTAGAAGGAGGCGGCCGGCCGGCTGCTGCCACCCCATGGGGGTCGATATGGGTCGATCGAAAAAGGAAAACCGCGGGATCGCATATAGCCCCCCTATGATGATGGTATGTATGGGATTTTTTAGCAAAATCGGGTTTTTTGGCCTTTGCGGGTTTAACGGAGCTGGTTTTGGTGGAATCGGGGCCGCGGGGACCGGGACAGCAGTTGGCTGCTGTCCCGTGCTGTCCCGGTCGCTGTCCCGGTGGGGGCGAGATAGAATATATATATATATTAATTAATTATAATATATATATATACTTAATGGGACAGTGGGACAGCATTTTCCAAAAAAGACTTACTATAATTGTTTTTTTCTTTTTTAAAAGAATAACAAAAATTGTTTTATTTATACTTGTGTTTGTCGAAAAAGCTGTCCCACTGTCCCGGTTGAAAGTTTTTTTTAACAGGATCAGTGCTTTAGGTAGGGACACCCCCCGGGACGCAGCGCCGGGACAGTGTCCCGGTCGAAAAGGCTTTTGTATAAAAAACAGGTCTTTATTTCTTTTATAAGGCTGTCCCGTCGGGGTTTTGGCGTCGAACGTGGCAAAAAAACTGATTACTGATTGGTCACTGCGGGGCAGGGGGGTGGACGTGGCGGTTTTCACCGAAAAACGTATGGGAGGATGACATGGGTGTTAAGGATTTGCTGGAGAAATACAATCGGCCGCGGTTTGATCCGGGAGAAAAGCTGGACGGGGATACGGTTGAGGTGCCCGCCGGAGGCCCGGCCCGGGGTGAGGTCGGGCAAAAGACCGAGCCCGCGGCGGAGGCGCCTGTGGACGAGGGGTTTTCCTTTGGCCGGGTACAGATCTATGTGGATCACCATGCGCGGTTTAGCGTGGCGTTAATGCCGGAGTCGTGGCTTGAGGCCCTGCAGGCGGCGTTTGTGTTTATCAACCCGGCATGGCGCAAGCGGCAGCAGTATGCCGCCGCTTTGGAGCCGCCGGCCAAATACCTGTACGCCTGGTTTTTTGATGATGCCGACCGGCTTTGCGTGCCTGCGGCAAGCCTGCGGTGGCTGGTGGATTTTTTCCACAAGCGCAAGGTGCATGTGGAGATCGCCGATCATACGCGGTCGGATCATTTCGGCAAGGCGGTATCGTTTGCCGGGGATCTGGCCGAGGTTTCTGTGGCGGAGGCTTTCCGGGCTTTAATCGAAAAGCGGTACGGTATTTTCCGGGCTTCGGGGGATTCGGCATATCCTGTGGCGTGTGCGGTAATGGCGTCGCGTGGGGAGCGGACCTTGATCGTGGTGAAGCGCAAGCGGCAGTTGTACCGGTGGAAGGATGAGATTTTGAGGAACACGGATCTTTCTGACGGTGATATCGGGCTGGTCGGGGACCGGCATTGCACCGTGGATGCGCCCGTGGTGGTGGGGATCGACCGAAGCCTGTATAAGGTTTTTGCGGATATCCGGGCCGGGCAGTTGATCGTGGATCGCTGCGACATCGCAAACCCGAAGATTTTTTACAGTCTTTGCGGGGCGGCCCCCTGGCGTTATATATTGGGGGTCAGCGCGGTCGATCGCCGGGAGGACGGCCTGGACAAGATGATGCGATCGTTTTGCGGGCCGGTGCGGTACCGGATGGGTAAGATCGGCGGCCGGCAGCATCGTCCGGTATTGTCGGTTTTTGACAGCTATGCGGCCTACGACCGGGAAAATGACGATTACATGGCCCTGGTAAGCCAGATGGTGGGCAATTCCCTGCGCACCCGGCAGATTGCCGGCGATATTTTGCAATACCTGGCCAGCGGGCTGCGCGTGCTGGTGGTGTCTTCCCGGACGGGCCACCTGGAGGCGATCGGCGAGATGCTGGCGGACCAGTTCTGGTCTTTTGATATTCTTACGGGGCGGACCGGGGACAGTGCCAAGCAGGCCATGGAGCAGCGGTTCGGCCGGCCGGAGGCGGGCGTGTTGATGACCACCACCAAGTCGGTCGGGGATATTGACGCGCCGGCTGCGGACGTCGCCGTGGTTGCGGCGCCGTTCCGGTACCGGGACACCGCGGCCGGGATGGTATCGCGCATCAAGGACAATGGCCGCCTGGTTGAATACCGGGACCTTCACCCGTTTTTCGAGGCGTCTTTGAAAAAGCGGATCCGGGTCTATAAAGAGTTGAACGTGGATTGCCGCGCCGGATAAAACCGGCGCGGTTTTTATTAAAATATTGTCAAGTTTTTTCGCACGTCTTTTCCGACCAATCTGCGCGAAAATGCGCGTAAATGCGCCCACGCTTCGCGCGCCCTCCTTATATTGCAAAATCCCGTGGTATCCTGTCGGCAAGGTAGAATCCGTATTTTTCACTTGAACATACGAGGTGACTATGCCCGCCCGCCGCCAGGACAAACGCGTCCGTCAGTGCATTAAAACGCTTAAAGCCCAAATTATTAAAGACCCCCATTGCCGCTTGATGTTTGCAGTTTTTGAGCAGGCGGTCCGGGACTATTTTCTTTTGCCGCGAGGTACGGATGGGGGGTACTGGGTGCGTTCGGCCCGGGAATATCTTTGTTCGGACTGGGTGCATTTGGCGTTGTCCGGGGTGGACGTATCGTATGCCCGCCGGGTTTTTTCCGAGGCCGGGCTGTTGTTACCTCAAAAAAAATAGAGCTATGGGAAAAACGACGAAAATTGAACAGCAGGGGTTGGCGGAGACGGTCCAGGAGTTGATGTCCCAGGGGATCACTACGCGCGCGGCGGTCACGGAAAAGCTGGTGTCCGAATACGGTGCGGACGTGTCCGAGGCGACCGTGGGGCGGTATCTGGCCAAGGTCCGGCGGGCGGCCGAGAACCAGGCGTATAAAACCATTACCGACCATGTGAACAAGACCGTCCCGGACGATCTTGAGGCCCTGGAGGAAATGGAAAAGCAGGCCCTGGAATGGTCGCGCGAGGCCGGGGCGTCTCAAACGGAGCGGGCGGCGGATGCGGCCGAGAAGATTGCAGGCGAGCTTGACGAGTGGAAAGAGCGGCTTGCCGGAGAGAAAGACGCCCAGGTTGTGCGGTGGATCATCAAGAAGTGCCTGGGATACCTGGCGGCCGACGACCGGCGCCAGGAGCAGCGGCTGGCGGCCATGAAAATGGTTCATAAGATTATCGAGACCAAGCTGTCCAAGGCTGGTCTGCTGGATGACGACACCAAAGGGCGCATTGTTTTTATGCAGCGCGGATCCGGCGATTCGGAAGGTGAGGACCGCGGGGAGAAGAAAAACATCATACGGCTTGTGGGTAGAGGTGATGACGCAGCCGATCAATAAAAATGATTTTGTGTTTGACTTTTCTCCGACCCAGGAGAAATTCGTGTTTTCCGATGCGCATGTGGTCATGCTCAAAGGCCCCATGGGCGAGGGGAAAACCTATGCCGGCGTGGGGGCGGCCATTGCCCATGCCCAACGATGCGGCCGCGATATCCGCGGCGCCTTGATCCGAGACACCCACCAGAACATCAAGATATCCACGGCCCCTGATATTCAGCAGATCCTGGGCAACTTCGTTACGTTCCACGACGATTACAAAAAAATGGTCATCCACAGTTCCCCGAAAGTGGAAATCGACTTGTTCGGGATCGACGATCCCGCGTCTTTGTCCAAGCTCCAGGGGCCGCAATACGCTTTTATCTGGCTGGAAGAGCCCGCACCGATCATTGCCAAGGCCAACGCCGGGCTGCCCCGGGGGGTGTTTAACATGGCGATCGCCCGGGCCGCCCGGCAGACCGGTACGACCCTGCGGGTACAGATCACGCAGAACCCGGCGGACGAGGACCACTGGACCGAGGAAGTAGCTCACGGTCCGCGGGTGCTGGCCACGGATCCGGAAACGGGGGCGACTATCTTTCTTGAGGTGTTCAATATTCCCAAGGGGGAGAACAAAAAGCTCAATCCCCTGGCGCGTGCGGCCAATATCGCGGCGTTCAAGGACGATCCGGGCAAGTATGCCCGGTACGTGGAAGGGCGCGCGGCGGCGGTATCCCAAGGCCAGGCCGTGGTCCGGACGTATAACCCGTCGATTCATTTTTCCGAGCACGAAGAACTGGATGTTATCAACGGCGCCATCGGGATCCGGGGGTGGGACGCGTTTCATTCGCCGGCCTGCATTATCGGGCAATACGTGCCGCCCGGGCGGTTGATTATCCATGATGTGTGTACGGATGAAAACGTGGGGGTGCGCGAGCTGATCGACATGCACGTCAAGCCGCTGCTCAACACGCCCAAATACAAAGATCGTATTGTCGAATGGCGGGATATCGGCGACCCGTCCGCCCGGACGCCGGACCAGAGCTCCACGCGGCAGTCGGCCGCGCGGGTGATCGAGTCCCTTTTGGCCACGCGTTTTGAGCCCGGCCCGACCCGGTGGCATGCGCGGGTGGATCCGGCCATTACCGCATTTACCCGGCTGGCGACGGACGGGCAGCCGTTGATCCGTATATCGAGATCCGCGTATATCCTGCACCGGGCGTTAAACGGCGGGTGGTACTGGAAAGTGGACAACAACGGCAATGTCATCGGCACCTTGCCGGTGAAAAATAAGTATTCCCATCCGGGGGATGCGTTTTTGTATCCCGTGGCGTCGCTGTTTCCGTATGAGCAGACGGACAGCAAGTATAGCAAGTTGCGCAAAATGAGTCAGAAGGCGCGAATGGCGCGGGCCATGAGTTATTCCTCCGGCGGCGGCGCCGGCCGGGAGGCGATTTAGGAGGTTTTTGAATGGGTTATTACGACCGGTACTGGGAAATGCAGAAGGGTGGGCCGTATGATGAGGCCGGCAAGGAGATATTCAAATGCACGGATTGCGGGTCAGAAACCCATCCCGGCGAGGGGTGGGACGGCGCGCCGGATCCCGGCGGGTGCGACCATCATTGTCCGTCTCAAACATCGGACTGGACGCCGGGGAAAATAAGCCCGGCATATCGCGAGAATTTCGATCGGATTTTTCCGGGAGCACCCGGCGCGGGGTTGTAATGATTGAATTGGGCGGAAAGGTGCCGGAATGGATCGGAAAGGGGCTGTTTGCGTTGTTTGTCCTGGTGGTGGGGTATTTGATGCGATCGCACGGCCGGCGCCTGGAGTGTGCCGAGCAGGAAGTTTCAGAAAACGCCAGAGAGGTGGCCCGGTTAAACCAGGCGCAGCAGAGTTTCCAGCAGCAGGTGGACGAGCGCCTGCAGCGCGGGGATGCCCTTTTTGACAAGTATGAGGCCAGGATCAAGGATATGCAGGCCAGCCAGTCGGCGCTTAACGGGGTCGTCCAGCGCCTGGAGGCGATCAGCGACACCATGGAAAATCGGGTGAAAACGCTCGATGACCGGATCTACAACAAGCGGCGGGGTGATTATTAATGGCCGAGATCGGATATAACAGCGATACGCTCGAAGAATTGCTGGATGCGGCTTCCCGGGTTCGCCGGAAGCGCGCGGCCGGGCCGGATGACCAGGAAATGGCCGAGCGCGAAGAAGCGGTCGAGCGGTATTCCGTGGAGGCGGAAAAGCATTTTGTGGATTACCTGCAGGACTGCGTGGATACGTCCTACGAGGCCAACCGGGATATCCGGGCAATCCAAAGCGATTGTTACCGGGTGTTCCAGGAAAAAGAGCCCCGGTCTTACCGGTTCAAGGAAGAATGGCAGAGCCGGGTAACCGTGCCCAAACCGTTTTCATCGGTGATGTATGGGGCCGCGGCGGTCAAAAAGGCGTTTTCGCCGGATTACCTGTCGATTGAAAACGAAAAGGACGAGGTGGCCGAAGCCTTCTGGAAGAAGGTACTCGATACCCAACTGGACAACCGGCACGCCAATTTTGTGACCCGCTATATTGATGCGACCATTATGGGGTTGGCCGTGGGGCAGTCCATGGAAGTGATCCCCAAGTATATTCCGAAAAAGGGGCTTCGGTTTGACCTGGTGGAGCCCTGGAAAATCTACCGGGATCCGGATGCGCCGGCGCGAGACTCCCAGGGCGGGCTCTTCTGGATTCACCAGGAATGGTTGGACTACCACGTGTTGCAGAAAGGCGAGGCCGCGGGTAAATACTATAATGTGGCTCGGGTTAAGGATCAGGCGCATGAGGACCCGGAAAACCCGTTTATGACCAAGGAGGCCATTGCCAGGCGGCGGGGGCAGACGTGGGCCCGGTCGAAATTCCGGCAAATGTTTCTGGCAAGTGAGTTCTGGGGGACGATCCTGGCGCCAAACGGCGAGGTCCTGCTGGAGTCCGGGACATATTCGG